TACTCAAGGCCGAGCAGTGTCAGTTTCAATGGCAGGCTTTGCGCGATCTCAATGGCCTGCTCCCGGCTGTACCCCAGCGCACCCGTCACCCGCTTGACGCCAGTGAACTCAGGGACAGGGTCATCCAGAATCGGGTTGTCAAAGCTGCGGAAGGGCACCGGGTTGTTGTTCAGAGTCACGTGCTGCGAGTCGTCAACGAATGCGTTGATCTCCACAATCCGCTTCTTGAAGCCCAGCCGCGTGCCCGTCTGCAACCGGATCTCAACCGGCATCGTCTTGGCGTACACCGAGAACGGCAGGCCGACCTCGTAGCTGGTCGTGCTCGCCCGGTCAAACGTGACCGACCCGCCGCCGCTCACCGTCTCATTGTTTTGCGGCACCCCGTCGCAGATCACATTCAGACTCTTGCCAATGTGCGGCAACCCGCTGGCGCTGGCCGCAGCCCCGCCAGTGAAGGCGCAATCGGTGAACCGGTCAAAGCTGAACAGCTCGACAAAGAACCTGGCCGTGCCGTTGAATGTGCGCTTGACCACCGCATAAATGTCGGTCACGTCCACAGCCACGTCTTTGAACTCGCCATCAGTGATGAACTCCGACGGCGCCGTGATCTGCTGCGAACGCATGATCGAGAACGCGGCCACGCTACCGTCCTGGTCGTTGACCATGAGCAGCAAATCGCCCTCGTCTGTCGATGTCGCCCGGCGCAGCCCCATGCGGTTTGGCGTCTTGAGCAGATGGCCAGACATCAGCGAAATGCGCTGGGTCACGTACGTCAGCTGCGCGTCAGAGAACAAGAACTCGTTGAGGCTCTTGCCCTGGCGCTGAATGTAGACCGTGCCGCTCTCAAGCGATTGAACCCGCGTGCCAGGCTTTGTGCCGTTGCGGCTCACGCCCTTGAAGTTAAGGGTCAGCGGCGTGATCGGCTCGGTGCCCGTTTGCGGCACGAAGAACTCGCCGCCCGTGGTGAACACCTGCAGGTCGCGGCCAGAGATCATGTCGACGATCACATTGAGCGAGCTGGTATCCAGAGTCGCCTCGACAGCATCGTCGTCCAAGGACTCTGTCGGCACAAAGTCGAAGAAGATGCCGATCTTGGAGCCCCAGATCGTCGACGGCCGGCTCTTGCTGCCACCGAAATACAGACGGCCCTCGTGGAATGTCACAGTGCGCGGCCAGCCCTTGGTGCTCGACCACACGTCCTCATAGCCGTGTTCAATCTCCCAGCGGCCAGCGTCAATCACAGCGGTGCTGAAGAACGGGTATTCGACAACCGCCTCGACCACCGTGGCCGACACGTAGCGGATGATGCGGGCCCGGCCTTGCGGCTGCACATTGATGTATTGATTAACCGACTCAGTCGTCCAGCTGGTGATGCTATACGTGCTGGTGCTGTTGGGCGCCGTTGTCCAGGCTCTGTCAACCGTGGCCACCTTGGTAGAGCCGTCATAGTCCTCGATGATGCGGATCTGGCCAGCGCCGGTGCCGCCAGTGATCGTGATATACAGGCCGTTGAAATAGTCGTTTGTCGAGCTCGAGGCCGACTTCAGCGTGATCGTCGTCGACGTGCCGCCCTGCGCCGTGCCGGTGTCATGCTTGGAGCTGGTCGTCGTCAGCGTGATGTTTCCGCTAACGGCCGACGGGGTCAGCGTTTCCGAATTGTTTGTATGCGCGTCCAGGTTGAATGCGTACTTCGGGATGCTGTCGAATGTGATCGTCGTGATCGTCCACGTCGCATCAGTCCCGCCGCGCACCAGCTTGATCGGCTGCAGATCGGGGTGAACGACAATCATCGTGTCGGCCGACTGGGTCCAGCACATATCGTCGACCATGTCAGACGTGATGCTGGTCGTGGCATACGGGTTGCCGCTGCCGTTGATGTTGGTCACCGGGGCGCCGTCTTTGAAGACGTACATCCGCTGGTGCGTGAAGCACAGCATATAGCTGTCGTCCACGCTGAACTCGAATGGCACCAGGCGCACGCCATTGGCCGCGCTGGGCGTTGAACTGTTTGGCAACTCGGCCAGGTACTTCAGACCAGGCCGGCGCCGCATACCGCCCTGCGGCTGAATCAGCACATTGGTGGCCTTGGCCAGCGCGTTGTTGTACTGCTGCAGATCCACGCGGGCCCGCAGCAACGGGTCGAGCTCGCCCGTACTGAAGTTGGTTTGGATGTCGACAAACCGCGGCATCTCAGAACCTCACAGCCACCAGCGAGAAGTCTTCGATCACCCGCGACGGTTGGCCCTGGCCATCAATGTTGGCCGCCGTGCGGAAGAACCCACCGCGGCCATTCTCAGCCGCAGACCCGACAGCAACCCCCTGCCAATATGTCGATTTCTCGCGCTGCTCAGTAATGGGCTCAGCCAGATGCCAGGCCATCATGTACTTCATCAGCTGCACAAAATACTTTGGGAAGGCGAACTCCTGCAGCTCGTACTGGTAGTCCACGTACACGGCAGGCAGATTGGTCAGCAGCTTGTCTTGCTGGATCTCGTAGTCCTTTTGCACCGGTGCGCCAACAGCGCTTGAGGCATAGACTGCACGCGGGCTGGCCAGGCGGTCACCAGGCAGCTGGTACGCATAGCGCCAGACAGACCCGGGAGCGGTCAGCAGCTGCGCAAGCTGCACCTTCTTGGTGTTGAAACTCCACGGGTGCATGGTCAGCGTGGAGTCGCGGATATCCGGGTACAGGCGGTCGCACACCGAGCTCTCGTCGGTGCCGTCGTTGAAGCTCGAGATGGCCTTCGCGCCGAGCATCAGCAGCGCGTCGGAGCAGATGGTCACGCCGGTATCGCCTGCAGCCATGGAAACCTCTCAATGTGAGAAGGGCCAGCCTCCGATTGCTCAGCGGCTGGCCCGGTCCGATACCTCGCCGAATTAGTCGGTGTTGGTGCCGGTGTTGATGGCCGTGGCATCGGCCACATCGACCACGCCCGCAGCAGAGATCGACATCACCACGTGCATACCGGCGGTCGAGACAGAGCCCGAGCTGGTGGTCACGCGGAAGATGATGTCGCCCACCTTGAGGATGGATGCGATGGCGTTGAAATAACCGCTGGTGTCAACCGTGGCGGCAGCGTCGGTGGTGGTGTACGTCCACAGCTGCGGGGCATTGCCCGCCTTGGACTGAGCACCTGCGGCGTTAAGGCCGGCTGAGTCGAAAGCCATTTTCAGACCCTCCTATTAAGCCGCGGCCGCGGTATCGCGTGCGGTGATCTTGACGATACCCTCGCTGTCGATCGACACAGCACCGGCAGAGAACAGGGCATTGACAAGCCAGCTGGTCTTCTCGGGGATGTAGTTGATCTCAGTGCGAGGAGCGATGCCTTCCGCATAGCCGATGGCGTCCTTATGGAACGCATACAGCGTGCGGTCGTTCGAGCCGTCGATCGGCAGGCCACCCTCAGAACGGTCGCCCAGCACATGGAATGTGAAGCCCATGAACTGGTTGATCTCGCCCTGCACCAGCGCCTTGACCGTGTTGAAGTCCGAGCTGGTCACCGAGGTCTGCTCCAACATCGCGGCCAGGGAATTGGCGTGGATGATGATGTTGCGGCCATCGGCGGGCACGTTCTTCTGGTTCAAGATCTTGGCAGCTTCGCGCAGCTTGGAGATGTTCATATTGGTGTTCGCGCCACCAATACTGTTGGCCACCGTGCCAGTGCCGGAAGCAGCGTTCAGCGCATCGAGAATCAGCTGATCCTGACGACGGCCGATAGCCGCGCCCACCACTTGCACCAGCTCCTGGCGCTCGTCGAAGTTGACCTTCTGCTGGGAGAAGATGTCGCTGTACTCGGCGGCATTCCAGTCCTGCAGCGTGCAGGTCACGTTGCTGAACCCGACGTTCATCGGGGTCACATCGGTCTGCGACACGCGAGCAGTGGCAACACCACGGCCGACCTTGGGGAACTTGACGGTTGCACCTTCGACTCCACGACGCTGACGCACAGCACCCACCAGCATGGCCTTGCCCTGGTAAGCCTGTTTGACCTCAGCGTCGAATAGGGTCACGAAGGCGTTCGAGAGAGAAACGCTCATTTGATTACCTCATTCGGTTGTTTAGGGTCAGGTTTGTCGCGTCGGTGAGCCAGTTGCCTGGGCCTTTGCTTGCTGATTGCGTCAGCCAGTCGTCAGCATCCGCTGCGGTCAGGGCCGGTTTCCCGGTTAGCCTGCAGCGATTGTATTGCCACTTGACAAATATGCAAGCGCCCCGTATGGCGTTTGGACAAAAAAAGCCCGGCACTCAGGCCGGGCAAGGCAACTGCCTGCGAAGGCAGCAGGAGAGAATCAGTTCGCGTACTGCTGGAAGAGGCGCTCGACCTTTTGCCGGTACGCGGCGTCGGTCTTGTACTTGGGGTCGCCCACCATTTGGTAGAGCTCCTCCTTGCTGGGCGCTCCCTCAACGGGCGCATTCTCAATGGGCACCCGGCCTTCATAAGCCTCGCGGATCTTCATCAGAGCCCGCAGGCCCTTGGCCGTGCCGCCCATGATCTTGAACTCCTCAAAGTCGTCCTTGCTCCAGACGCCCTTGGATACCAAGCCCCGGGCCCAGTCCACCATGCCGCTGACAACCGCCTGGCCATTGGGGCCCAGCTGTTTGAGCTCGACGCCAGGATCAACCGGCTCAGGCATCATCGACTGCGCGATCTCATTGAACTGGGTGGCCATCTCGTCAAAGGCCGCCTGGCTGATGCCCCACTTGGCCGCCCAGGCCACATAGCCCTTGGACAACGGGTCGTTCTCGATGTCCTTGCTCAGTAGCGCGCTGGTGTCGTACTTGCCGCCCTCGGGCGCCTTGTGTTTACCCTGAGAGACCATCTTGCGCAGGTCGCCCCAGCTCTTGGCCATGGCCTCGTAGTTGGCTTCGCCCTTCTCAGCATCCCAGAAGTTGTCGGGCAGATATTCGGGTTTTACCTTGGGCGCGCCGGTATCCTGGCCGGCCGGCGTTGCGCCTCGGTGTTCAATCTCAGCCTTTGCAGGCTCTGCGGGTTTGTCGGGTGATTCGACGGTCGCCGAGTCCAATAGGCCAGTGTCGCCACTGGGTTGGTCGTTGTTGTCGCTCAAAGTTTCCTCGCTTGGTTGATGCGCGCCATCAGATCCCGCACGACGTTTCTCTGCCCCTCGGCGAAGAAGGCGTGCGATACGTCAACGCCCGGCGCGGCGATGGTGACATTGACGTACATATCGACCAGCCAGCGCATGAGCTTCTGGCCGTCTTCATCTCCAAACACCCGCAGGCACAGCCGCGCCAGGTCGTCGCGCTGTTGGGCCACGTCCCTGACGTCGAGCGGCAGCGGCGCCTCTAAATCATCCCAGCCGCTCATGCCATCGCCCCCTGCGGCGCAGCGGCCGGGCCGCCAGCCGCTTGCTGGGCTTGCATCTGCATGGCCATCATCTGGGCCTGCTGCGCAGCCTGCTGCTCAATCAGGAAGGCCCGCTCGCTTTGGTCGTTGCGCAGGGCCTGCGGCACTCCCAGCTTGTCGCCCAGATAGTCGATCATGTCGCTGAACTTGACGGCTACAGCGCCCTCGGGACCCATCTGCTGGGCCAGCTGCGAGAACTGCAGCGCGGCGTTGATCTCGTCCATGGCCTGGGCGTTTGCCAGTGGAGCCACCGGCGTGACCTTGATCTCCAAGCCGTTGACGCGCAAGGGCAACTCGATCGTGCCGCGCTCGTCCATGACCTCGAGGATCTTGGAGACCAGCGGGATCATGGTCTCGTTGACCAGGCGGCCAAATGCCGAGCCCAGATTTTGCGAAAGCTCCTTCATGCGCTCCACAATCTCTGTGGCCGAGCGGGCGCTCATGTTCTCCGGCGGCAGAGACTCGTCCAGCAATATGCGCTTGACCGATTGCACCAGGTCGTTGATGACCAGCTGCGTGACGTTGAAATCGCCAGCCCGCGGCAGGGGCAGCAAAGCCGGGCCCTGGGGTCCACCGTTGCGCGCCACCGGGATGATGGCGCCCGGGGTGATCTTGACCGTGTTGGGGTTGAGCACGCCATCGTCGGCTGCGGTGTAGACCCCGGAGACCGCCAGGCTGGCGTTCTTGAGCAGCAGCTCCTTGGTCTTGTTCAGCGTCTTGATGTCCGGCAGCGCCGTAATGAGCGGGCCGCGGCCATAGATCTCACCGGCCACCTTCATGTAGCGCGATATCACCCAGGGGCTGTATTTCTTGCGACGGTAGACCAGCTCCTCTTTGGAGTGCTTGTCGATGACGTGGTAGCAGTAGTCGCCGCGCTTGTGGTCGAAGATCGTGGCTTCGAGCAGCTCAATGTCGTCGGTCGGCTTGTCCTCGATACGGCGCTTGAGCTCGTCTGGGATCTTGGCATCCGGCCACTGGCGTTGGATGCTCTCGCCCTTCATGCGCAGCCTGCGGTAGACGTTGTCCACCTGGCCATTGGCACCCTCTTCATAGGAGACCAGGAACAGCGGCACCGGGATGAAGTTGATCGGCGAGATATCATCGCCGGGCTGCACCATCATGCAAGCCGTGCCCACCGCCAGGTCGAGCAGGAACTCGCCCATGGCGATGTCGAAGTTGCTCTGCCGCAGCACGGCGAACATCTTCTCGCCGTACAGGTCGAGGATGGCCTGAGCCTGTGGCTTGCGCTCGACGGGAATATCCAGGCCGGGCTCAAGCTTGCACCAAACGCGCTGGGGCGGGAATACGACCGACTGCAGCCGATTTGCAAAGCGCTGCGTGGAATTGATGGCCGTCGAGTCAAACACCCGCTGCATCTTTTTGGTGCCGGTGCTGCCACCTTCCCATACCCCATACAGCTGGCGCTGCGGCAGGGCGAACTCATAGGCATCCTGGTAGATGCTTTGAAATTCATCCTTCTTGGTCTGCGCGAGCGCCTGGCGCTTGATGATCTCGTCCGGGGTCAGGCGTTTGCCGCCCGGCGCGTCTTTGCGGTATTCCATATCAGTCCTCGCTCAGGAGGTAGTTGGCCAGCATGGTGCGCTCAGCCCGGGACAGCATTGCGCTGCTCTTGAGCTTGGCGGCCATCTTTGCAATCTGCTCGGGCGTGAGCTCTTCCTCGGGCATCTCCATGTCTTGGCCCTCTTCTTTTTCTTTGTCCTCGCCCTTTTCGATGCTGATCTCGATCTTCATTTGTCATTCTCCAGCTTGTATTTCTCGAGCAAATTGCGACCCTTTGCCGCCAGGCGGGCGGCGGCGCCAGCCGTGCGCGGGACCGGCTCACCCCACGCATTGGCCGCTTTGGCCAGGCGCGTGGGCTCACCCTTGTCATTGACCAGCGGCCCGCTTGGGTTCGTGTAGAACCGGGTCAAGAATGAGCCCTTGCGGCGCGCACGCTCACCCGTTGGGCTGCCCTCCTTGACGCCAGGCTGCAGGTTCTTGCTCTCACCAGAGCGCTCGAACTTGCGCCGGCCCGCCTCGGTCAGCCCGCCCTCGGGGTCCTCGTACTTGCTCACTTGTTGCCCTTGGCCGCGTTCATGTTGTCGATGAGATTGGGGTACGGGCGCCCAGCCTTTTGAGCCCGGCGCATAGCCTGGGCTTTCTGCGCCGACGTCAGTTCCTTGGGCTCTCCAAGTTTCTTGGGCCGGGGCTTGTCCCAGACTTCTTTCATACCGTGGCCTCCTTCATAAGCCCGCCCTTCTTGCGGGCGGCGCGTTGCTCAGACAGCGCAATGGCGATGGCCTGCTTGCGACTGGTGACCTTGTCCCCGCTTGAGCTCTTGAGCTTGCCGGTCTTGTACTCGTGCATGACCTTTTCGACCTTGTCTTTCATCTCAGACCCCCAGCGACGCCCAGCGTGCCCATTGCACCCAGACTTCCGATTGAACCCAATGCGCCGCCAACACCGAGCGATCGGCCCGGCTGCGCGACTCCCATGTCAGCCCCGGCCAGCAACGGCCGAGCCCCAGCCGTGCGACCAGCCCTTTGCGCGGCCAACTCTCGC